GAAGCCGCTTCCTTCAAGGCAGTTTGCACTGACTTAGGCCTTGAAGTTAAATGCGCTATTCGTAAGCGTGGCGAACCATTCAAGTTCTTAGCAAGGTACTTCTTTTGGGGCTCACCATATTCCGTCTGTGATCCACCCCGTTTATTAGCACGGTTGCATGTTATACATCACCCTAATGTTCCTCCTCGTTTTCAGCTTGCTCGTTTTGCCCTCAAATTATCTAGTCTGTTGATGGATGACCGATATACACCAATTATCGGTCCGAAACTCGCTGATCTTTCTGCTCAGTATGAACCTTATGCGCTTCCAATAGAACACATTCCGGAAGAGTTTCGTCGAGACATTTTGTGGAAGGCGCAACTTCCAAATGGCTCTTGGCCTCAAGTTAAGCAGCCTTCCTTGGATATGACCAATCTGGTTCAGTCCTTGTTGATTGACCAGGTGCGGCCATGTGCCAAATGAGCCCAACCTCTTTTCGCTACACATCATCATTTAACAATTTTAATTGTCGGGTATTTTTAGATACAAATTTAAAATCGTTTTTCGTGATAATGCCAAAGCCCAAAGCTGCTCGTGGGTTAAAAATTGTTCGGAAAGTGAAGGCACGGACTTCCACCTTGCCTCGTAAGGAGAAGTCTGTCCCTCCTTTGGTCAATCCGCGTACTGCCATCTCTAATATGGCTACAACAAGTGCTATGCGTCCTACAAAATCAGGTGTTCGGATACCTAATCGGGAATATTTGGGTACCGTTAATGCAAGTTCTACGGTTGGGGAGCTCTTGTATTCTTACTTCCCCCTCAATCCTGCATCTCTCCTGACTTTTCCTTGGCTTTCAACCATTGCCGCTAGCTATGAGATGTACCGCTTCCACAAGTTGGAATTGGAGTACATTCCTTTTGTTCCTACCACCCAATCTGGTAACATTGTTGCATACGTGGATTGGGATGCTGCTGATTCCATCGCACCTAGCTATGAGTCTGCTCTTGCCCATCGTACAAATGTCACGTGGCCTGTTTCCCAGCGCATGCGTTTCCCGATCCCTTTGAAGAATGCGAATCGTCTCCGATACTCTGAGCCCAATTTGCGTGACAATGAAGATGTTCGTGAACTTGATCTGGGCACATTGAACCTTTTGTGGTATGATACCTTGGGTAACTCGACTAAATTTGGCTTGCTTTTCTTGCACTATGATGTCGAGCTTATTGAACCCCAGGTTCCCACTTCAATCACTCCTGCTTCGCAGTCATTCCAGGTGCGTTTCTCGTGCGACCACGATAATACTGTCGTGGTCCGTGATGGTGGTTATGTTTCTGTGGACACTG